CCCATTCTTTTTCGATACCTTCAGGTAAAGATAAATATCCAACACAAGACATATGACAGTTTGTATGATAATGAGCTGGATTAAAATCACCATTAAAAGTTCTTACATACCAAGCAGATCTAAATTTAATTCTTTGTAATTCATCTACATTTTCTGTATGAGAACTTACATAAGCAGTCATAAGTTTTTGAAAATACGGTGCCCATTTAGTAAAGACTTTAGGACTTATAAGTAATTCTTGTTTAACATTACCTACAAGATCATCAGAAAAATCATGAGTCTTTTTCTTTTCTTTATGATCCATGATATGTTCACAGTCATTATTAAAATCATCAATAAGTTCTTTAGGTAATTTACAATGAGCAATAGATGGACCAAATGGTCTATAGATTTTTAACTCTTTGTTATCTTGATTAAGATTACTAAAGTGGCTCATCTGTTTTTTTCCATTTTTTATAACCATCAACCCAGTCTTTACTTGAAGTTTCTGGTGGTTTAATCATTCCCCAAGAATTTTTTGGAGGGTAAGTTTTTTCGGCTTCTTCCTTAGTAATATCTGCATTTCGGTATTCTTCTTCTTCTGTCATAGGTATTAATTTGTAATCTCTTTCAATTATCATTTCAATGAAGTGAATAGCTTTAAGTAAATCTTTCTTACCATCTTTATCTTGGTGTCTAACCATATATTTAATAACTGATGCTTCAGGAAATAATAACTTATTCTCTATAACAAACTTACTAGGTTGAATCTTATATTTTAAATAATGAGATCCTCCTACTTGTTTATTGTAACTAGAATCTGAGTTTAAAGTTTTTCTTTTCATATTTTATCTGTGCTGGAGTTCTTCTATCATTCATAATTTTACTTTGAATAGCTGTTACATTAAACTTATTAGTTGTAAATGCAATATCAAATTTACGTTTAACATAATCTGATTCTAAATCAGCATAAGTACAAACCATTTTGAAATCTGGTGAATAACTTTGTAACCATTCAATCGCTTGTCTCTTACAGTCCACATAAGACTTACGAATACCAAGATATGAAGCATCTGTAATAGCTTGAGCTAATACAGCATACCATAATCTAATCTCCGAGCTTTTGTGATCCTGTTGGGTGAGTGCTGTTTTCAATCTTAGAGCCATCTTTAATTACTTCGTAAGTGGTACGATTATGCAGCATCCCTTCACGTTGCCAATTAAAATTGTTTAAGTCTACGGATTTGAAAACCTTAGCAGCGTCTTCATCATTATCTGAATTAATGAATATCTCTGTTACCATTGGTGTCCAAACCCATACTTTAAACTTATAAATCATATATTATGTTTACGTCTACTAGCTTCTAAAGTTCTAAAGAGATCTATGATAAGACCTTCTTTATCTCTTTTATTTTCTAATGTACTTGCTGTTACTTCAGCTTCAAACAATTCATCTACTGCACTATTATAAATATCTGAAGCATAAAATCCCTGCTCTTTAGCAGATATAGATTTTAAATCTTTTTCAGCAGTAATGAATAATGCTTTCTTTCTCTTAAGTAATCTATCTAGATACTTAACAGTAGCACTAGCTTTTGCACTATCTTCATCTGTTTCAGATAAGTAATGTAATGCCTTTTCTAATCTTTCTTCTGTTATCATTTTCTTTCTCCTTTCTTAAATATTCTTTATACATTTCTTTAATCTTTTTATCTTGTCCGAAAGTGTCAACATATGCCATTTCTTGTAACAATTTAAAAAGTTTGTAATCCATTTCTTTTTTTTTCTATGTCTTCCCATATAATGTTCTGAGGATTCGTAATTCCAACGCATACCATGATGACCTCTTATATCAGCATACCACATTCTTAATCTAACTATTAGTTTTCTTATTTTAATTGTCATTTACGATTCCTTTGACTCCATTTAGTCCAAGCCCAGGAATTAATTTTCCCTGATGTGCGTTGAAGCCAAAGTAGAATTTTATTTATCATCTGTTTTTTTACAATAAGTGAGGAATACTTTATATTCTTTAGTATCAATTTTATAAAATACTCCTTCAAATTCTTGTTCTCCTGGTTTAGTGTATGTATTTTTAACAACATATTCTTCACAAGTTTGGTAATCAACAAATTTTTCTTTTAAAAGATATTTGATTCCTATTTTTTGTGGATTGATTTCTGTTGGTGCTATTAATAGCATTAATAATTCTATCATATATTCCTTAAGTTATAACTAGGCAGGTCTATGCACCCACCTAGCCATCCTGTGCGTTTATGATTCGTAGGGAGTGCACAAGAAATCGGTTAAAATGGAGGATCCTTTGGTAAGTCATCATCCATTTCGTTAAGTTTAGCACTAAGTATTTTTCTGACAATTTTATCAATTGCATCAAAATCAATACCTGCTGCACCAGTACTATTTGCAAGTGCAGAAGCCATAAGATTACTCATTGTTAATCTATATTTTTCTTTCCATTGATTATCTTTTATAGCATTTCCTGCATCTGCTAATGTTGACGCAGGTGTATAACTTGTATTTGGTACAGGAACTGAAGTACTTACTTCACCACCTAATAATTCAACAGACTTAGCAGTTTGATACCACTTACCATTTTTACTTTGTCTAGCTGGTTGTGCCATGATTTTTAATCTTGCACCTTTTCCCCAGCCTTCAGCACCTATTGCTTCACCATAAATTGTCATATCAGTACCATCTTCTTTGGTAACGTAAATAGTATATTTACCTCCACCATCTCTAGATGGATACGCTGTTTTATGTGAGCATTCAAATGTTTCTAGTTCCATTTTATTTCTCCTATTTATTTGTTTTACTATACTTCCTATTCTTTGCATAGTTTATCTTTATATTAGTTTAAGCCCTTTTTAAAGGCATCATTCCACACTTTAGTTGCAAATGTTTTGGCTTCTGGTGAGCCTTTCCATCTGAAATTGTCGAATGTCAAAGGATACATTCGAACAATGTCTTCCTTTGTTTTCGCTAGTGTTAGAACATGTTCTATGGTCTTAAACGCTTGTAGCATCTGTTCTAGATAACCAACTCTATCTCCAAGATCTGCTGCATATGTATCTTTATACGAACAATATAACAGCATAGTATTTTTCTTGAAGAGTTCACGATATAGAAATTGTTGTCTTAAATCAGCATCCTTTGGATACCATTTAGGATCAACATGACCTGCTTTTAATCTTCTGATATAGGCTGTAGCTTTAGTATCTACAATCATTTCTTCAAATTCAAAGTCAGTCTTACCTATTACATCGTACTTTAAACCATACTCCTTTCCTGGAACTTGTTTCTCATTCTGATAAGACATCAAGTCTCCAAATTGTAATAACTCTATCACAAAATTCTTAGCTATCATTCCAGACCATTCACACTCAGGATCATCTTCTGATCCTTTATATTTTGTAACGTATTTATCTTTAGCTAATTTTATGATAGTTTCATCCTTTAATTGTTCATTAAGTGAATGATAAGCTGCATCTTCCGCAGCAAGTCCCATCTTCATTCGTGCATTCGGCTCTGATTCGTAACCATATAGTTCATGAATTATCCAGAATGGTGGACAATCTATGAATGTATTACCTTTTGAAGCTGAATGACGATATTCAATATTAAGCATTTTCCTTTCCTCCTTATGATTATTAATATACAAAAGTTCTGTTCAAGAACTTATAACACATCCCTTAATACCATAAAAGGTAAAAAGGAATGTAAAGATAGAAGAGAATACAATGTGTATAATCTATCTATCTTATTGTGTTGGCTATTACGCCCTACGCACAAGTATGGGTGTAAGAGCCTTATTGCTCGTCATCATAGCTGTAAGCATATGAATAGAGTTTTTCGTCTTATTAAATTTTATGATTCTAATAGTGGCTTTAACCTTTATGTTAAAAGTGCTATGACTGTTTACAAACTTAAACATGCGTCAAATTGAAAAGCCTGAAGTTTCTACTAAAGTTATAGATAAGAAAACTCTTTGGTTTAATATCAGAGAATCTCGTCTTACATATATGTTTCATCGTAATCTTATTACTATGAGTGAACATGAAGCAGGATCTCGATATAGACGTATGTGTGAAATAGCAACACTAGGTTCAGGTTCATCTATGCAAGACGTTAGAATTGATGGAGCTAAACCCGATATCATCGTTGCTAAACTTGGAGCTATCTTTGAGCTTGTTAGAGTTAGCGATGAAATTGGATCTCAATCTACTAGCATTATGAAACTTTTTTGCTGGCAAAATTATGGTATCATTGAGATAGCAAATCAGTTAAACCTAACAGAACGTAGAGCTTCTAATCTTGTCCATGAAGGATTAAGAGCTTTATCTATTTATTATGGGTACGAAAAAGTTAGAAATACTATCAGGGGACAAGGTACAAAGGTTAAAAGACCGAAAGTATCTTAAGTGGATCTCTGAACAGAACTGCTTACTCTGTTTAACTAATCCCTGTCAGGCACATCATCTTACATTTGCTATGCCTAGAGGATTTGGTCAAAAGACTGGTGATCAATGGACAGTTCCTATTTGTTTTGCTCATCATCATCAGATTCATACCTGCGGTAAAGGTGAAAAACAATTTTGGAAAGATCTAGATATAGATGCTGAAGATATTGCATGCACACTATATCAACACCATCTTGATCAAAAGAAGTCTTTAGCTTTCTTTGTAGACGATACTATCTTATGGCATAAGATTTATAATAATCTTGTACCTAAACTCAAAAAGAATATTGACTTCCTGGTGCAACCCAAACTATAAGCTTAT